TGTTTGCGGCGTCGCCCGGGTTGACTGGTGTCGACAGATTCTCGATCGTAGCCGACGATCCGGCGTCCATGTTCAGCGTGCCGGAGATCGTGACGTTGGTAAAATTAGACGTACCGGAAGTCGCGTTGACGTTGCCCGTCAGGTTGCCCGTGACATTGCCCGTGACGTTACCCGTCAGGTTGCCCGTGACGTTACCTGTCAACGTACCGGTAATGCCACCACTGGCCGACAGGGTTGTGAAAGCGCCAGCGGCAGGCGTGGTGTTGCCAATCGTGGTGTTGTTGATCGACCCGCCGGTTACAACCAGACCGGTGCCAAGGTTGACTGTACCGGTCGCTGTCAGGTTGGTGAATGTGCCGGCTGCAGCAGACACACCACCAATGACCGTGCTGTTTATCGTACTGCTGGTGATGGCCAGACTCTGCAACGCAGACGACGCGATAAGCGCGTCACCCGCCGAATTGACCATTGCCACCTTGTACCCGTTGCCGGTAAGCGTAGGCAGCTTATCAAAGCCATCTGTGACCAGCTCCAGCTCAGCCCGCAGCTGCGCGGACGAACCCGGCGAGTTGGGTGTTGGATAAGTAGTGTGGGTGTAGTAGTTGTTTGACATTATCGCAGTCCTCTACGCATCGTGTAATGCAGGATGATGTTGTTTACCGTGAACGGCTCAAGTATCGCCGACACAGAAGAAATTCGAATAGCCATGTTTTCTGCCGAACCCTCAACAGATATCTCAGTCGGCGAAATGTCGGCGCCATCCCACACAAAGTTATCCCAGCTCATGCTGTCCCAGAACGTGGCGCGCAAGTCAGCGTCATAATCTGCGTCATTGGCTTGGGATAGATATATAGACCGATAGGCCAAGTCGTAGCCAAAAGCAATCTCAGCATACGAGTCACCGGTCATCTCAACGCTGGCTTTGCGATACCGCTTCAGCATTCGCGGCGACTTTGTGCTGTTGTATACGAGGTTAAAGTTTGCGGCTATCGGTAAACCGTCGTAGCTCGTACCAGCGTCGAGACGGTAAACGTAACCGTCTGTTGATCCGAAAAATGACGTGGCGGTGCCGTCAGGCGTCTCACCTTCAACTGCACACGTAACCGCGTGTTCAAACTGAATCGGCATTGCACCCAGCACTTTGCCGTTCAGAATCGTCATGTACAACGCGGATTTATCAGAGAAGAAAATCCGGTACTGACCTTTCTCACGGTTCACCAAACTGGCTGTTGCTAGGTTCCTGCGCGCCTGAATGAACGGACGAATGTTCATCGTCAGCGACGCTGGTAAGAAGTTACCGAAGTTCAGAGACGTTCCGAGGCTCATAACACCTCGGTCGTCAAGCACGTACGCGCTGTCCATGTTTTGCGCGGTATGCGCGATAGCGCCGGTACCTGTATTGAACGTAGACAAAGAAAACGTACTGGAATCGGTACCGTACAAAACCGAAGTGTCGTTACGGGTATATACGCCAAGCGCGCCAGAAGACTGATCCCCCGGCAACACAATTAAGTTTGTAATGTCGGCGTTCATCGCCAGCTCGCCTGCGCCAAGCAGTGGCGTCCATTTGTAAGGATCACCAATGGCAGAGAACTGGAGAGATGCGTCGAACGACAAGAATAGATGCTGCTTGTGAAACGCGACGTGCTTGGGCTTATCCACCGTCATGCCGGTATGGATAGGCACATAGGTAGTCCCGTCAAACTCGAACGCCCGATTTACTTGATCAGTGCCATACAGTTTGTAGTTCTGCGTACCGCCACCAAAGTTAGCAATTACGGTCTCAACGTGGCCGTTTGGCGCAAGCGTGATCTGCGTGACCACGCCGTTCGTTTCAGCGTGTTTAACGCCACCTATGTACAGATGCTCGTTGTTTATAAAAGTCCCGGTGACATTAGTCAGGATTAAACGGCCTGCGGCATTACCAGAACCCCAAGTGCCGGTTTCATGGACGACTCTTGCAACCACAGCGGTCGCACCGCTCGTTTGCCCAAGCACGGTCTCGCCATCAAAAATCTGGTTTGTCCCGGTATCAAAACCAAGTTCTTTGCCAAGAACAACCTCGACCCAGCCGCTAGTAGTGGACTTATAGAGTTTTGCACTAAGACCGCCAACTACGTTTCGCCATGCGTAAACATCGCCTTTGTAGTAAGCCACGCCCCACACAGGTCCTTGACCGGGCACTTTTTGAATATCAGTGCGATAGTCGTCTGCCGCCAAAGATTTATAGGTTGCATCTTCAAGCCCGTCAGCTGCAACGCCTTCGACCAGCGTAATGGTGCCAACCGGACTGCCACTCACGGTTATCTGCTCGCCAGACAACAGTGTGCCCACCTCACGGGTGATGATTAGCTTTGTCCCTGAAATGGCAATCACTTTACCTGTGGCGGTTGAGGCGCTACCGGTAATCGTATTGCCAACCGCAACCGTACTGGTCAGGGTGCAATTCAACACGTTGTAGTTTGCGTCGGATGGGTTTGGTCGGCCGTCAAAGCGCTCGTACCCGGCAATGCGGGTGTAGCCGCCCGTGATAGAGCACTCAAAGTTTGCCGCGCGTCGCGCAACACCCGGGGGCAGCGACAACGTAGGCGTGACCTGATCCAGTCCTCCCGCGAGCCTGATTAGGTCGTATTGGACTGGTGGGGTCTTCAACGGCATTTTGTGTCCTTAAGCCAGTGGCGGGCCGCTCACAGTGTCCGGCAGCTGATCGATGTCTATGTTGTTCATCAGCCGCTTGAACTCCATTTCGCCTTTTTGAAACACTTCAGGCGCGGCTTCGTATCCTGCATAGAACATCATCGCGCGGTACACGATGGCTAAATGGTATCGATCTGGGAATGCGTCAGGCGGCGTATCGGTCTCAAGCACGAACTCTGTCGGCTTGATGTAGTACTCCCCGCTTATGACGTAAGGTATGTCAGGGATAGAGCCAAAACCAAGGCGCTTTGTTGGATCAATGGTGACCACGACCGGCCGCGTGTACGTGGTGCGCATGTTTGCGTACATGTACAGGTTACGGAACGTCGTGTACTCCATGTAATTCATCAGCTGTTCATCCCGGTAAAAATTACCGACGGATGAACAGCGGAATGAATCGCGCTTCCAGTTTGCGAACGTGCTCCCTACACCGGCTTGCGCCGGGGTGTAGAACTGCTGCTGGGACACAGTGTTGAATTCAAACGACTGACGCATCCACTGCCAGTCGCCCTTAACTGCTTGAATGTCTACCCAAGCACTGTTGACCCAGTTGGCAATCCTTGCGGATTCACCTGTCAGGTTCGTGACGCTCGTCAACGGCACACTGGCGCCAGACACGCCGCACTCTACGCGCGTGCGATTGATAAGCTGTAGAAAGTTCACGTTCGCTCCTGTTTACGCAGGCTCAGCCATTACGTTTGAAAGCCATGCACGGCCGCGCGGGTTCTTGTCTTCCACAACTTCAAATGGGTAGGCAAGACCGTGACGTGCAATCATTTCAATCTGGTCAGGCGCTGCCGGGTTCGGCGTGCGCTGTGTGTACTTGGTCTCTTTCATGCGTGCCAAGATTTCCAGATACTTGCGGCGAATCATTGTGGGAACGCCGCGAATGATCGGCTGGTTAACGCCGTTGCAGTTCACGATGATGTGCGGTGCTTGGTTTTCATCGGTGGTCGAATGAACAAGAACAGTGACGTGCTCGTTCATAAATGCCTCGTCAGAAGCCAGCTGACTAAAATCACGGCTCTCAGCTACGGTCTCGACAGTAGGTGCGTCGTCGAGAATCTCAATGCCTTGAACTGAAGGTTTCTTTGCCATCGTTGTTTTCCTTATGAAGTGTGTGCCAAAAAAGCAGGCCGCCCCGAAGGACGACCTGCAAACCCTCTGGCTAGAGAGGACGGCAACAGATTACTGCGCGGTACCCGGCATTGCGGCAGCGTTGATGTACGTGGTGGTGACACCAGTTGCATCAGCGTTGGTGGTGCCGGGAGTGAAGGCACCGGCTGCGCTGCAGACAACCTTGATCAGGCCGCACAGCGCGCGGTTGCCCGGGTTCGGAGGAACCGGGCAGGGGTCGCCGGAGTTAACGATAGGACCTTGAGTGGTCGACACGTTACCCGACGAATCAAGCCAAACGCCGAACAGGCAGGACTGCGAAGCTGCCAGAGCGGTATGGCCAGAAGAGAACACCAGATTGTCGGTGGCGCTCTTCGAGTAGAACAGGCCATTCAACAGATAGGTGATGGTGTTG